CTAAATCGTCGTGCTCACCGTAAGGAAAGGCAGCGCACTCTTCGATTACTTCTTCTGCCCAGACTTCATCTGGGGCCCATACTACACCAGACTGAAATAGCGGTGCTACAGCATTAACTCTGCTCAACTTATCATTGCCTTTAGAAGGTGTAAAGTTGATAACAGGAATACCACGCATACGAAGTTCTTGCGTTAACGGCATACCTGTGGCTTTTGCTTCAATGACCACGGACTCCGGTTCCCAATACTTGTAGCTGTCATATGCAATCTCTTTCATCTCAGGAAAGTCCCACCTGCCTTTTTTCATATCAAGCAAAATTATATTAGGTGTTTTTTCGTCAGGCATAAAGATACCCCATGTAGTGATAGCGGAATAGTCCGCCGTTTCTTTTTTACTAAATGCAGTATCATAAGATTGTATCACGTGCATCAGACCAGGCATCTGTGACTTCTCCCACGTTTGCCACCACTCTCTTTTGATGATAGCTCCTTCTTCTGCTGTAGGATTTTGTTGCCACTGTGCATTCCATTTTGCAACAGAGATAGATGCTTTGACAGATTCTAATTCTTCTTTTTGCCAATACTCTGGCCACACAGGTTTATCGGAGGGTAAGATCGCCGGAAACTCTATAATCTCCCATTGGTCCGCTTTCGGTTGTCCTTGAGCCTTGATCAGTTCTCCGGTGATGTCTTTTGTATTCCAACGAGTCATAACAATCACAATAGCACCACCTGGCTGTAAACGCTGACGAGGACCAGAAGAATACCACTCCCACGCATTCTCTAACGCTGTAGCACTAAGTGCATCTTGTTCGGAGTGTGGGTCGTCGATAATTAATAGATCAGCACCACGACCGGTTATTGCTCCACCGACACCGGCAGAGAAGTATTCACCTCCGGCGTTTGTTTCCCAACGACCTGCTGCCTTGGAGTCCGCCGATAATTCCATGCCTGGAAAAACGTTTTGATAATCTTGTGTGTCGATTAAGTTTCTGACTTTACGGCCAAAGCGTTGTGCTAATTCTGCCGTGTGTGATGTTTGAATGATCTTGAGTCGTGGTTCACGGCCCATCATCCATGCTGGAAATAAGAAAGACGCAAATTCAGATTTAGTGTGTCGTGGTGGCATATTAACAATAAGTCTCTTGATTTTCTTGGAAGCGATAGCTTCGAATTTTTTTGCAATAATTTTGTGGTGATTACCAGCAATAAACTCTGGCCATACAGTTCTAACAAACAATAAGAAATCCTCTTTCTGTTTGCCTTGTAACTCTAAAATTTTTTTTCTAAGTACGAGTTTCTTTAGGGCCTCTTCTTGTTCAAAAGGGGTTAGGCCCTCAATTTGCATTCCCATTGAGTTTTTATATCAGATTGGGTCCCCTATTCAAAAGTATTTTGTGGAGGTTGTGTATGTGCAAATCTTGACTTCATGTTGCATTATAAAGCAACCGCGCAACACAAGGGGGTGCTGGGGGGAGATTTTAGATGGTCGAGTTTCGGAAATTTTTGGGACTACTAGATATAGTATGTAGAAGTATAGCGAGGCACAAGATTGTGTGGGCTGGGCATAAAAAAACCACCACCTGTAAGAACAGGTGGTGGTCACAGGTGCTGATGCTACTGGCTATTTATTAAACTGTTTAGTTTTTCAATAACCCTAGATGAAACATCAGTTTGTTGATTAGTTGGTTTATTAGCCAAGACTGAAACCAAAACCCTAGCCAAGTCTTGCTTTGACATTTGGTTATTGGTTAGCCAAGTTAATAGAACACTCTCAAGAGTATTAGAATAAACCCAACCAAGCAAATCACTTTGCCAATTAACATTAGTGTTATCATTTTGATTATCCATTTCTGTATTAGCATTTTGAGTTGGTAGGTTTAAGAGTTGTAATAAATTGTCGTTTGGCATTACAACACCACCTTATCTTGATAGTTTGGTATTAAGTTCATAACATTAGAACGCAAGATTGAGTCTTTGCATTTTTTCTGTTGCTTAATACTTGAGATTAAAGGCTTTGGTGTAAACACATTAATAGTCTGTTCACTACCAAACATTTCTTTCATTTGGTCATCAGTAAAACCAAACTTCTCTTTAATGAAAGTAGTCATCTTACTTTGAGATAAACCACCTTGTCTTTTCTTATGGGAAAACTGAAACTCATCACCCAATAAGAAACCATGATACTTGCCACTCATAAAGGCAAGTTCTTTACGACAGCTTTCCTGCCATTCCTTAACAAAAATAGATTTAAGAATTGACAACCTTGCGTAGTCATCAATCTTATTTCTATCTTCTTTACTTATATTCTGCATATTAGCATTCTCTCTTTCTATACTATTTAAAGTATGTTTCCATTATGCATATATCCTAACTAATTGGAACATTTAAATATAAGAAAAAAATCTTTTCTGTGGATAACTTTTTTTTAAAAAACAAGTTGTGCGAAGCACCCAAAATTTTTTTTTCTTGGTTTATAAAAAAGTTTTCCGCGCTCGCGGCTTTCTTCTCCTATATTATAAGCAAAGCAAAGCGTGGGGTCAGACCTCTCGGATTTATAAAGGATCTTTGATTCAGGAAAACCTGGGCTGCGAGCTCCCACCTTACATTATAAAAATGGCGAATCGTGGGGTCAAACCAAGAGGATTTAACCCAACTCCCGCTCGCGCCGGGAAAGATCTTTATATTAATAGATTTGATTGACCTGGGGTCTGACCTCAGGGATTTCCAAGGATTTGACAGCGTCCGCCGCCTCATTGCCTAAGTAGAACAGGCAAAACAAAACAAAGACTGTCACCGCCTGGGGCCTGCTAGCCCCAAGCAACCAAAAAATTGCAGTAAATAAAAAAGCTTGGATCAGCATTCTCGTCCCACTATTCCATCCGCTATGGTCTGCCGGATTCCATGACCGTGCCAGGGCTCCTGTTCAACCCTGAAACAGATATCACCTGTGGCATGGTCCTCCCACAAACGCACCTTTATGCACCCTTCCCAACTGGCTGCAGTTGTTCCGATGCTGTGATGGCCTCTGGCCGTGGGCACTGTTCTTCGTGCTGATTCGTTAATTGTTCCGTAAAATTTGCTCATTTTTCTACCTTTCTATGTATATATATAGTCCCAACATTACCCAATGTCAAGAGCTAATGTCCAGAAAAATTCTTGGATGACCGCGAGCGCCGGGGAACTTCTTTATATTAACGAGCCGGCAAACAGTGGGGTCCAAATCCTAGGGATTTATCTCGGATCTGCCTGGAGCTGCGGGCCCGGTGAACAACTTACCGTAACCAGCGTGCACCAACGTGGGGTCCAGCATCAGGGATTTTTGAATTTCGGTCCACGGTAAAGGATCATTGAAGCATGCCAGGTGAGCCTGGGACTTGTATCCATCCTTAACACAATCATGGACCACGTGTCCTGGAAAAATCTTAAGGGATCTCTTAGAGAGGCTTCTCACAAGTATATAATTGGGTATGTTATACTCAGATAGCTTGAGATTTATAGCAACTTGCACTGGAGACAGTCCAATCTTGTTAATCTTTGTACACTTCAATTCTGCCCAGAATGTACCAGGCAAACCCGTCTCTTCATGTTCATAAAGACCATATAAATCAGGTAAACCTGGTGTCGACCAAGAGTCTATTTTTAAGAAGTGTATTTTGTTACAATTTGATCTTAGTGTTGTAGTAAATCTACCTTCAGGTTTCCTCATCTGTTCCTTTAAATCTACCTTTCTCATCTCTGTTTCCATCCTGCTTTTTTAACCAAGCAGCTCTATCTAATTGAACTCTGCAGTCTCCGTTATCAAAAACATATAACAGTTTTACACCTAACTCTTTTTGCTCTGCTGTCAATACTCTGTTGATCATTTGCTTGGAGCCCAGAGTGTCTTTGTTGTTTCTAAATCCTGCAAGCTTCACATCAAATAATTCCACATGTCCCAAATCATCAATGGCAACAAGATCGATAGGACCTGTGCCAAAAACATTGCTATAAACATAGTAGCCTTTCTCGGATAACCAAAGTATTGCTCGTTGATGTGCCCAATTACCCTTGAGATGTTTGTCGTTCGTTACCATCGATTATCACCGGTTTAGCCGTTTCACCTGATAATCTTTTTTCAAGCTCATTAATTTTTGCATCGACTTCCTCCATACTCATACTATCAATAGTTCCATACTTTATTTCTTTCTTGTCGATGTAAAGTCCTGCCACCTGACCTCTATTCTTTTCAGCTACAACTGCTGCGTTCCAGTTACCTGCCTCTTCTGCTTTTGCAGACAACTCATACATTCTCTTTAAATGCTTGTCATAGCTTACTTCATATTTTCTGTAAAACTGCACTCTGTAATGATTAATAGCGTCAACAACCTTTGGAAACATTTTAGGGTTTTGCATATTACTAGCCTGTTGTCTTGCGGTCTTCTCAGAAAAACCACACTCAATAGCTATTTGTGTTGCTGTCTTTCTACCTTCATACAAGACTATCAATTGTGCAAACTTAGCTTGTTTTGGGGATAGTCCAGGAAAGTGATCAAACCTTTCTTGTAAAGTGGTTGTAACGTCTGTAACGTCTGTTCTTGTCATTGCAATACACTTTAGGCTAAAATTAAGCTATTTCAATACTCAAAATATCCCAACGTAACGTTACGTTAGGACTCCACGTTACACTCACGTTACACCTTAAAACCCTGATAAATAATACTAATAGTAATATATTAATAATGTTACGTAACATTTCTGCTAATTTATTTTTTTATTTTTGTATTTATATTTATAATACTATATGCACACGTTACAGCTTTGAAGCACAGAAACTTGACATGTAAATATTGCCTGCTGGTTCTAAATCTTTCCACAGATAATGAGCTCTATATTGACAATCAATCAGTTTCTCATATGGTTCCTGGTCCATGGTCAATTGCTGGCATCTATTTTTTAACTCCATGCTTGGATCGTTGATACATATCCAAACTATTAAGAAATATTTCATACTTTCAATATGCAATTTATCCTATATTATTGCAACGAGATTCGTGGACGCAGTTCCTCCTATTTTCTTCAAGTGTCTCCGCAAAGATACAGACAGCTTGTTCACGAGTCTCAAGAAAATGAGAGAATTATGAATCATAAATATTTTACAATACCAGGCTGGTTCAACATGCATGAAGCATATGACCTGCTACTTCATCACTGTGAAGACGGAGATGAAATTTTAGAGATAGGACCCTTCATGGGTAGATCCACATCTTACCTGGCAACTAATATTATTAACTCAGGTAAAAAAGTTCATGTTTATGCATTAGATACATTTACCGGTAGCTCTGAACATGTAAATTTAAACATAGGCTTAAAAGGATACTACGATATATTTTTAAAAAACTGTCAAGAATATATTGACAAAGGCATACTAACTCCTATTCAAAGCAGATCGGACGACGTTAATACTTTAGCAAGATTCGACGACAAACATTTTCAAGGTATTATCATAGACGGTGCGCATGAATATGAAGCAGTGATGGATGACATACTTAACTGGTGGCCCAAACTTAAAGACGGCGGGTCCATGGTCGGTGATGACATGTCCTTACCTTCTGTACAACAAGCTGTAAAAGATACACTCAACTCAGGCAAATGTGATGATGCCAGTGGTACAGATTACATCATTGGTCGTGAACAATGGTTTAGTGTTTCAAAGAAAGTGGAGAACCCTATATGTTCCAAGCTGGTGCCTGGACAGAATACTTTAGTGAAATGAAATTTAACCTGAAGACTTGTCCGATTGTGATAGTCCGATGGAAAGACGCAACCGAGCCTTTTTCTGGCTGGGTAGAATTTAAAGACATAATAAAGAAGACGGCAGCCGGTTGTTTTTCAATTGGTTGGCTTGTCAAAGACACAGACGAAGAGATGTCATTGATGGCTGACTGGTGTGACGATGATTCTCAAGAGGGAGGAAGGGTTGCAATTATTCCCAAAGGTATGGTAAAAGAAGTAAAGTATTTAAAATACCATGATGCTAAAAGATATAATTAAGCAGTTAAGGGTGTTTGAACAGAGGACTGACTCAGGTGGTCATGACATGGTCTACGAAGTAGAATACAAAGATGGTTCAACAGAAAGATTTAACCATCGAGAGTGGAATACTATTGTAGCGAATGGAAAACAATTTTGGGACAGACACCTGAAGAATAAATACTTTGAACAGGGACACGAAGGCCTATATTAGGCCCCGTTATCCTCTTCAGATTCCTCTGTATCATCCTCGCATTGACAGTGCTTTACAGCTAGTAATTCATTGTGTAGGTAAGCTATCGCTGCTAATGCCCCCTCATATTTCTCTTGTAATTCTTCCATTTTGACCTCCTTTTTTGACGAAAAGCCAATATATAAAATTACAATCCTAACAGCAAATAATCTTTGCTATTGACATGATCAGTGTTTCGTGATCCGTGCGTCGTCTTCCTTAATCATCTCTTTCAACCAGTCCGGAGCCTGCTTTCGTATTGCTACTTCTATTAAATTTTTTAGTTTCATTTTTTCTATTTCATCTCCGTTCGTGGCTTTATCTACCCTGTCCGATCGTAGAAATTTTTCTATCGTCTCGTTGATTTCTTTTTTAGTCATTGTGCTACCTTTCTTTATGATGTCTCTCCATCAGTCACACCACATACCTGTGTTACGAGGCTACAGACCAGGTGTCGACCCTTTGGATTAGGGTGGGATTGATAATCCGATGACAAGACTATCTCACTTCACACTCTTTTCCAAACTTTTTATATATTTTTCTAACGCAAGAACCGCCTCGGTCACATTGCTGTGAGCGATATCTTTCGTTATGTAGTCCTTGACAATTTGCATTGCCTGGCTACCGGTCATGAGCATTTTGAACATGTTCTCTCCTTTCCGGCCTCGCCAATCCACGCCTCACAACACCATACCCCAATCTACCGCAATCGTAACCCAACGAACCACAACTCGCCACACCTGCCAAAATAAGCCTCTCCTCGCCATCTACATCCACTGCTCACCTGAACGCACCTCACCCCGCCCGCCTTACCTAACCCGTCCGGATCATAACAAACCTGGGCATACCTGGCCTGCCATAAAAATACCACTCCTGAACTAAGCTCACCTCAACGTAACTCACCTAACCTCGCCTGCCTTGACACAACTTGCTACCACCAGAACGTACCCGACCTCACCACGCCTGCCGCAACAAAACCGACCATACCTCGCTCAAACTTACCACGCCTGCCTCAACGCTCCACAACGCACCTTACCCCGCAATACCTGACCGTACCTGCCTAAACAGGTTCCGGGTCGTCATGCTCTAAATCATCAACGGTAG